AGGGATGGACTAAGAATGCCATATATTATTCCAATTCAAAATATGTAAATCTAAACGAAATATCAAATGTTATAAAATCTGTACCGGCATTGGTTGTTTCAAAACTAATGCCACCTAAGTTTGTAGGTATACATTCATAATATTTGAACTTTTTAACTTGGTTGTTCATGGAAGTTAGAATAGAAAGAGTAATGTCGGCATACGACGGAACATTTGTATCGCTTCTATCCATAGGTCTAACAAGCGGTGCATCTACCAAACGACGAATCCAAGAATACATTTCTGTATAAGCGGTCATATCTTCGTCAAGAATAACAGTCGCATTTAATTCACTAAACGATAGTGCTCCACCAGCAATTGGTACTGATTGAATTTTACGAAACGGTAATTCAGCTGGTTGAATAGCCATATCAGGATGTGACACTGTTTGTGCAAAAAACTCTAGGTTAGGATAGTTTTCACGATCCAATACTAACTTATAACTGGTAGGTTGTAAGTAATTTATGTTTGTTGTTAAATCTGCCATACTACTATATATACCTCTTTATAAAAAAAAGGGGAGCCGAAGCTCCCCCGAATGTTCCTAATGGACACTCCTTATGTAAGGATGTTGTCAACGCGGAAGATTCTGTAGTACTGGTTAGTACGTGCGGTTGCAAGACCGTTTGCAGGCGAAGAGCCAACGAATGGGTTAGAAACCATTCCATAACGAGTCTTGAATCCGATTTTTGGCTGGAATGTATCTTCGCCAACTGCACGAACCATTGTTAGTGGTACGTATGGGCAGTAGAAAAGACCAGCGTCGTATGGGTTAGTACCCTTATAACCAACGTTTACGTAGTCAGTCGATGCATATGGATCGATGTATACGCGAGTACGACCGTTAAGTACACCGGCGAAAGTGTTACCTGTGTCGTCTACGTTGAGGTTAGTTGCGAGGTTTGGAGAGTAATCCAACATGCCTGAAGCAGCAAGTGCAGAAGCTACGTCAGAAGAACAGATAATGAAGTTACCTTTCCCTCTACGTGTTTCTTTTGCAATCGTGTTACATTCACGCTCGATCTGTACGATCAGACCTTTGAATTTCTCTGCAGACCAACGACCATCAGCATCAGATGATAGATCAAAGATACCTTTGGTAGTTACGTTCGCTTGACGTGCACCGATTTTAGCTTGTGAGTTAACAGTCCGGATAACTTCACGGTTAATTTCCGCGAGGATCTCAGTTGACAAGATGTTCGCCAACTCAGTTTCTGCATCAAGACCATGAATCGCTTTCAAGTCTTGTGCAAGTTCCAGAGTGTACTCTGCTTTAAGCGCGCGTGACTTCGCAGTCACAGTTGCTTTTTCAATGGTGAAACCCATTTCAGCGAATGATTCAGTCGTACCACCGAGAGCTTCAGCTTCGGCTGTTTCGTACGCATCGCCAAGCTCAGGTACGTATGTTGCACCAGAGTCGACAAGTGAGCCTGCACCGTCTGTATCAGAAACACCAGACAAACCAGATGCTCCACGTGTACCGTTACCAGTAGTTGAAGAGTCTCCAGAGTATCCAACAAGTGCTTCGTTGAACAACGCTTCGTCGCCATCAGCCGCACCAGCTTTTGTTTTCTGGTAAGTTGATTTCATCGCGAAGATGAGACCAGTTGGGCCAGTCATTGGTTGTACACCAGCAACATCGTATGCCATCAGGTTAGGCATTGCACGACGTACAAGTGCGATCAATACTGGGTTCCAGTTGGCACCTGTTGTACCGTGAGACGCGCCAGTTACAGCTGCGTTAGTGTTGGTTTCAGCCAGCATGCCTTCTTCGCGAAGTGCTGTTTCTTGGTTTTCCAGAATCGCAGCAGTTACTGCTTTTCTGTGGCTGTCTTGGATGGCACCTGCTGATTCTTCATTCAGTACTGGTGCCCATTTTTCTACGAGTTTATCGTAAGAAATTGCTTGTTGCATCGTTAGGACTCCCTATTATTTTGATGTCTTTTTGATGGCATTTAAGTATACTGACATTGCGTCAGAAGCTTCGGCAACGAATGCGTCATCTTCTTCTACAGTTTCTTCAGCAACAGTTGGTGCCTTGGTGAAATATGATTCTTTAATTGTAGCTACTTTTGCGGCGAATGTTTCAGCGTCGTCAAAATCAACATCTTCAACCAAAGATTTCAGTTTTTCAACTTGAGTTTCAGCAAGTCCTGTAGAGGCTTCTGCAATAACAGCGTTCCTCTGTAGTACTTCGAGTTCCTCAGCCATAGCGATAGCTTGACCTGTCGCAGTATTCAGTTTCTCTTCGAGCTCCTGATTTTCTGCAGCAAGTTCGTCAACCAGGTCGACTTTGGACTCTGGAACGTCTACGTAAGACTCAGTGAACAAATCTTTCATTTTGTTCATGAAGTTCTCAGCGATTTCAGTTCTCAGACCAGACTGGATAGCCAGTTTGTTGTCCTCTACCCACTGTTCGACTACGTAGTTGAGGTATGAATCTACCTTCTCTACGAGATCAGTTTTAGTCGTTTGGATTTCTTCAGCAAGTTCTTCTTCGTACTTGGCTTCCAAACGATCAATTTCTTCAGACAGCTTAGATTTAATAGCTGCTTCAAAAATTGTTTCTGCCTTATCTTTAAACGCATCCGATAGTGTAGCTTCTTCAGATACCAAAGCATTTAGGTCTTCAGAAAAATCAGCTTTGTAAGCAATGTCTTTTGCTTCAACCGCTGTTTCTTCTTCTGCTTCTAGATCTTCGTGCATTTTACCATAAGCAGCTGTCAGTTGAGCTTTATTCATTTTGCTCGCCTTTTGATACATTGCTTGCAACATACCTGCTTTTGTTTTTGGCATTGGATCTTGCTTTGTCTCGTCGCCTTTGCGTTTAGGTGCAGTACCTCCAGCATCGGCAGCTTTATCTACACTAGCGACTGATTGCGCTTCGGCATTTTTAGGATCATGAGCCTCTTCCACAACGTCCTCGTCATGGAGTTCAACGTCTTGATCGATTTGATTTTCATCAGTCATCATTGACTCCTTATTTTATTTAGATTTGAGTAACGAGAGGAAATTTTTAAACTCACGAACCTGTGTCTCATAGAGATCAGCACGTGGTGCTTTTTTTATTTCAGTCTCAATTTTTTCAATAGTTTGCGCTTCAATAATGCCGTTGTTCCATACCCAATCTACACCTTCCATTACGCCATTTACAAATGCAGATGGTGCGGAGGGGTCTTGGACAATATCAACTGCGTTCAGAAGAAAGTCTTCCTTAACAGTCATTACGCCACCTTGTTGTTGCAAACTTCCCATACCACGAGTCGAAACCCCTAGTTGAACGCCGCCATCGAGTAATCCTTCTACGATCTTACCCATAGGTGTGTCCAAAATAGTGGCTTTTCCCATAACATCGCTTCCCTTGAATTCAAGATTTTCGATCTTATGTGAAACTTTGTCAAGGTTTACTGTCGGTCCCGCTGGATGATTCAGCTCTCCAACAGCTCTACCTTTAGATACTTGATCGGCTACATATTTACCTACTGCCTTTTCCATGACAACTTTTGGATAAACTCTGCCGTTTCTATTCTTTTTATCGGCTTGCGCAAAAACGCCTTCAATAACGTACTTCTTTTTTCCGTCCTTTTCTTCTGTAAGAACTTCAAAACCTACGTCGTTAAATTCTGACATTAACTTCATATTGCGCTTCCTTTACTTATATTGCTTGGCAAATTCCATGCCAGCCTTTTCAGCTTCTTTTTGATTTCTATATTCATCAAGTTTTTCACCATCAATATAAGTACAAAATTTATTTTTTTCTTTGGTGATAACAACAGAAACCTTACCGACCTTCTTAGAGAAGACCTGCTTACCAGCTGGCTTTTTCACAGCCTCTCTTAGGTCGTAAAATGTTTTCATTTTGTTTACCATTCTTACCTTTATTTATAATTTTGTTACTTTCTACTGTAACAAAAATTACTCTTCTTCCGGAATGTCTTCAACTGGCTCTTCGTCTTCGACTTCGTCTTCGACTTCGGTTTCCGCTTCTGCTTCTACTTCAGCTTCTTCTTCGTCTCCCAAGTCTAGCTCTAATTGATCGTCGTCAACTTCAGCTTCTTGCTCTTCAGGTTCTTCACCATTATAGATTTGACCGGCTACTTTAATTTTTTCAGCTTCAAGCGCGTCAAAAACTTTTTGCCCCATTAGATCTCCAAAAAGATCATTGGCTTTATTATAGTTTTGATCCAATGAGTACTTAATAAGATCTTCAATTGGATTAGTCTGCACTTCTGCTTCTGCGGCTTCACTCATTATATTTTCCTTTTAGTTTTCAGTTTCATCGTC